GATAACCCTGTAACGTGGTATTATAGATGTATGTATAAGAAACTCTTGGGTGAATCTCAAGAATTTAGGTCGCAAATCTCTGATGTGAAAAGTTTTGTTATTGGTGATAGCACAACAGTTATATATATTACCGGATTAGGTACTAAAAAACCGTTTTGGGCTAATGCATTTGATATTTTTCTTGGTCCAACGCCTGATGAATCTTCAATTTCCAACTTTAGTTATAATGACATAAGTAAAATTCTAGGGAAAAATATAATGGTGATGCCTTTTATATCATTGGAATATAACAATTATGTGACACATACGTTAACTATTCCAATTAAATACCATCCAATCCCTGCCGGAAAACAAGCTCCTGCCCCAACAAACATTTCAATCACTCCAGACAGCGCAGCCATTAATACTGTAACGTGGTATTATAAAGTTATTCAATTATTATCCCATGGTAATTTAACGGAATTTTCTGAAGAACTCACATATCAGCAAGGCGAAGATACCACAGAACTAATCTTCAACCTTGACCATGTGGATTATGATGTGATAGACTTGTTTGTAATTATTAAAGGCACAACTTCAGGGGTTTATACAAATTTGGTTTTTGTTTCATATACTCCGCCTTTAGATGTTGTTCCAATTGCTGATGTTCATTTGCCGTTTGATTTGCTAAATGGGGTTGATTTACCGATTGAAGAAGGAATCATTGAGATATTGTTGACATTTCCTCCCTTACTTCAGTTTTTCTACGACAATGAACTTTTTGAAATTGAAGGAAACGAACTGAAGTTTCTTAAACCACCAGACTTTAACGACCCACAAGACACAGACGGGGATAATGTGTACAGGGTTTTGACAATTGCAACAAAGGACGATGAAAGTATTGAGCAGGTAATTGAGATTGAAGTAACCGAAAACGAAGCAGAATGAAACTACTAATTTTTAAAAACGGAAAATGGAACTCACTCTTACAGAAGTTATGGACAAAAAAATCCTGAAACTTCTGAAACAAAAGAAGGTACAAAGTCAGCAATGGCTTGTATGAAGGATGGGGAAGTGTTGAAAATGAAGGTAAAGATTTGAAGATAATTGTAACCATATTATTGATATTCTTTTCATTCAGCTCGTCAGCTAACGACTTGCGCAACGAATGGCTGAAACAGGATAAGGCTGCTCATTTGGTTGCTTCTATTGCCATTACTTCCGCAAGCATTGAATTGGCAAGAGATTTCAATATCAGAAAAAACGAAGCAGAAGTAATCGGATTTGGGTTTACGCTTGGTATCGGCATAGCGAAAGAGTTCCTGCACGATAGCAGACCATCACCGCATGATATAACCTGTAACATTATCGTGGCGTTTGCGGGGGTGTACATTAACCGGTGGTTGCAGAGGGTGAAACTTTGGAAATAGTTCAACAAGGAGACGATTGGAACCATGATTGCAAAACGATTGATAAACCATTTAATTAGTCTTTATATACGTTTTAAAGGCCGGCCAGGAGCTTTAAAAAAAGCAATCCGCCGTGCAGAACGTCTTTGCCGCAAAAACGGTAAACGCTATCGGGTTTATTTTTTAAAACAAAAATACCAGGTGTTGAGCCGCCGTGAAATACAGGCAAAAAAACGCAACGGTGAATGGAGCCGCAATGTTAATGTAACGAAATTAGAACCTATGTGCTTCTTCGATACACTGATGGGGATAACGCTGGCCGGGGAGGAACTATTGCAACTGTAATAAAAAAGATATGGCATTCTTAACAACATCCGAACTCTCAAGTCACCTCTACAACGAAAACGTGGAGGTGATCAGCCGTGGCGACTCGACCATCCTGCAGGCGGCCATCGATGCGGCAATTGCCGAAGCACGCGGCTACCTCGCCGCCTACGACGTGGCCGCCACCTTTGCCGCAACCGGCAGCAGCCGCAATGCTCTGCTGCTAACCTTTGTTAAGGATATTGCCACCTGGCACTTCCTTGTTTTGTGCAATGCCGGGATGGAACTGGAATTGCGGCAGGACCGCTACGACCGGGCAATAAGCTGGCTGAAAGCCGTGCAAAAGGGCGACGTGGCCGCCGACCTGCCCGAAAAACCCGACGAAACGGCCGCTTTAATTAAGTTCGGCAGCAACCCGAAAAAAACACAGCATTTCTAAATTCAGCAATATGGCAAAAAAACAACAAACAATAATCCAGGAGCTCATAATCAAAGCGCCTACCCGCAAAAGCATCGACGTGGGCGAATGGCGCACCGCCCTGCGTGCGGCCGATATGGGCCGGATGAAACAACTTTACGACCTGTACGAAGACCTGCTTATTGACGGGGTGCTATCTGATGCAATTGATAAACGTATTATGGCGGTTACCAATTCAGCCATTACATTCCAGGACGCGAACGGCAAAGAGATTGTAGAGATGTTCGATATTATCGACAGTACCGACTTCGAAGAACTGCTAAAAACAATAATGAACCGGGTGTTCTGGGGGCGCAGCGGCGGGGAGTTCAATTTTACCGACGGGTTCCGGTTTGAGCCGATACCTGCGCAGCACATCGGCCTCGAAAGCCGGAGCATCCTGCGCAATGCCTTCGATGCACAGGGTATACCTTACGAGGGCGACGACCACCTCCTTATATTAGGCAAACCACGGCAATATGGCGTAATGCTGAAAACTGCGCCGTTTGCCATCTGGAAACGGGGAGGATTCGGAGATTATGCACAATGGCTTGAAATATTCGGCATGCCCCAAAGGGTAGGGAAGTATAGCAGCTACGATTCGGAGAGCCGAAAGCTTCTTGAACAGGCGCTCGAACAGGCCGGTTCTGCTCCTTACGTGGTAATACCGAAGGAAAGCGAGGTGGAAACTACCAACAACACCGGCAGTGGAAGTTCAGGTACATCCTACAACGATTTTCGCCGGGCATGTAACGAGGAGATGCTGATTACCGTTCTCGGTCAAACTCTGACCACAGTTCAAAACGAAACCGGCGCCCGCAGCTTGGGCGAAGTTCACAAAGAGGTGGAGGAAGGAAAAAACAAAGCCGACATGCGGTACGTGCAACGGGTGCTTAATTACATTGTTTTGCCTCTTATGGAAAAACGGGGCTTCCCTGTTTCAGGCGGTAGCTTCGTTTTCCCGGAATCAGCTACCGAACTCTCAGTCAATGATGTGTTGATGCTCTCTGATATTATGGAAATTCCGCAAAGCTTTTTGCATGACAAATACAGTATCCCGGTTCCGCAGAACGGTGAACCAATCGCCAGGCGTATGGGTGGGCTTTCCTCCCCTTATCAAGGGAAGGTGTACGCCGGAGGCGGACGAATGGACTCAGGGGGTGACGGTGAAGAGATTGAAAACGCCGACCATACATTCTTGGAAAGGGTCCGCTCTTTTTTCGCATTAGCCCCGCAGGGCGGGGCAACTGGATTTCTCCCCATCAACCTGAATGATCAGCAACTTCACGACCGCATTATTAAACACGCCATCAACCAGGGTGGCTTCATGCCCGAGCTGTTCGAATGGATAAGCAACGATCTTATTTCAGCGCTTAGCAAAAAGGCAGTCCGGATGGCCGATCTCGGCTTCACTTACGGATACCAGTCCGACGCTTTTCGAACCGCACAGGAGCTGAACATATTCCAGTTCAGCGCAGCAAAAACCCTGGCCGAAAGCCAGCGGCTGAACGAACTGTACCGGGAAGCAAAAAGTTTTGAGGAATTTCACCGAATGGCCAGCGCCGAACTCGACGTATTCAATAAAACTTGGCAGCGTACCGAATACCAGACCGCAACCCTGATAAGTGAAAGCGCAGAAACATATAACCGGCTTAACAGCAAAAAAGAGTTGTTCAATATCTGGATGTACAAAACAGTTGGCGACGACAAAGTGCGGCAGGAGCACCGCGAAATTGACGGCATTGTACTGCCTGCCGATGATGTCCGCTGGAATAAAATATGGCCTCCAAACGGATGGAAATGCCGGTGCTACATTGTGCCCCGTATGCGTCATGAGGTAACCGATTCTGAAATTGCCGAAAGCCGTGTCCGGGTTGATGCTTTCCTGCAAACCGACGAATGGAAACGTTCTGCAGCTTCCGGGTTTGGGGTGAACCGTGCGGCTTTGCCAGAGATCTTCACTGCCGACCAGCAGTATATTGCAAAGTTTCCGGATAATGCGTCCAAATGGCTGAAAAATGTTAATTACAGGGAATACGGACTGAAAAGCTTCGAACAGTACCGCAAGGCTGCCGGAAGCAATGCCCCGGTTTACCAGGGCACAACCGCGGAGTTTGCCGCAGGGCTGGCTCGCGAAAATGGCCGCACATTCCTTACCGATTTTAACGACCGGAAAATTGGATTCGACGTAACAGCCTGGGAAGCCGCTCACAAAAACAAAATAGCTGAACGACTGCAATTTGTGAAAGCCGCTGCCGAAACGCTGAAACTGCCCGACGAAGTATGGGTAAATGCCCGGCAGGATGTATATAAAATAACAAAAGATGTAACGGCAAAATGGAAACAGGCCCGGAAAGGGAAACCGGTGAATAAGTTTAGCCAGTACGTTTTTCTGAAATATTACAGTGATAAAACCATTGCCGTTATTGCAAACATTAGCGGAGGAACTGTTTATGACGTGGTAACCTGGTTTCCGGTAGCAGAGAGATCAGCAACAATGAATTTATACCGCAGCGGCCTGCTCATAAAAAAACCTTCCCCATAACAAGAAAGGTTTTTTGCGGATATCCGGGTGACGTCTCGAAAAATCGGGACCGACTGCTCGAGCCACCGCGGGCGCTAAACAGGCTTAGGCCGCCAACCCGGCTGGTAATACAAAGGTAAGAAATTTGTTGGTTTACTGAACTTGGAATTCGAAACTTAAAACTTCTTAAATGACCTGGAATGAATTAGCCGACTATTTTTTGAAGGTCGCCGAAGAGGCCGGCGAAGCACTGCCCCAAATTGTAGCTGAGGAAGCTACAGAGTATTATAAAGATACTTTTAATAAAAAAGGGTTCGACGGTAACTTATGGCCGGAAGCGAAAAATGAAAAAAAAACAGGCAGTCTGCTGGTAGAGAGCGGCGCCCTGGTAAACAGTATCCAGCCCAGCCTGATCAGTCCCGACAAAGTGGTTATTTCTGCAGGTAACGAAGAAGTAACCTATGCCAAGGCACACAACGAAGGCTTTAAAGGGCAGGTTACGGTACCGGCACATACCAGGCGAACCAAACATGGCCCGGTAAATGTGGACCAACACAATAAGCAAATGAACCTGCCGCAACGGCAGTTCATGGGCGAAAGCAAAGAACTAGCCGCAAGAATGGTGGAAAGAATTGAAACCTTTTTAGGAAACATATTACATTAAAGTCATGAACAAAGAAGTTATTATCCTGATCAGCAACCGGCTGAAAAGCCAGGTACCGGCGATCAAATGGATCGACATCGATACCGGCCAGCTCGACATACTCACCCAGCGCCCGCCGGTGGCATTCCCGGCCTGCCTGGTTGATCTTACTTATCCGCAGTGCGACGATACAGGGGAACACATACAGATTGTAACGGCAAACGTAATTCTGCGCCTCGCTTTCGATTTTACCGGGGCAACCAATTCGGCATCGCCGGTCAGGGAGACATCACTTGGCTTCCTAGATGTTATTGAAGCTGTGCATGAAGCGCTGCAGGGATGGAGCAATAGCGCCCTTAGCTCATTCTCACGCATTAATGCGCAACCCGAA